TAGCATCTGCACCTGTTTTAGAAAGTATCCCATATCTACTATCAGTTGCTAATGTGGCTAGGTTAACTGATTCTGCAGATGACATAAAGGAAAATCCTGAACGTCTATTTTTTAGATAACACATTCCGTAACATCTTTTATCTGCTTTACACGCTTCCCAAAATATATAGAACAATCTATTTGCCTCTCTAAAATCCGGAGCACCAACATCAATCTTACTCCATTGTAAATACATATAGTGGGTTCCTGTTATATAGATTGGTTTACCATTATTCATAAACCAAAACCCTTCATCTCTTCTTTTAAACTCTTCGTCTATATAATCGAACCATTGGTCCTTTTGTTCATCTGGATAGTTTCTCCAATCGAATATATTCTTTATCCTACTTAGTTCTTTAGGATATTCTTCTTTTACCCATTTTCCTTGTCCGTTGTCGTGCACTCGCATTCGCACTGGTTCCAACGGCATGCCAATTCGCAAATTTTGGATTTCATAGATTTCCCCAATTTTTCCAGTTTTTGATATAACGATGATATCATGCTCTTTATTATATCCATATTTCCATTTTTTACCTTTATTCATACGACTTATAGTCGTACGTTTTATAGGTTCGATTATTTTAACTAAACTTTGCTCGTACATTATTTAGATCTACCTTCTGCGAATCCTTTAAAAACTGTCTCTTTCTTTTTAGATTCTTTGCCCTCTAAAAGATTTTCTTCTTCTTGAATTCTAGTTAGTATTTCAAAAGCATCAAATATAGCTAACTTTTTAGTAGCTGCCGCATTCTTTAATCTATCCGCTGATATATCATCATCTGAATCTACAATTGGTTCCTTCGCAACTTTAATCAGTTCGTCAACTGCTTTCTGTCCAGCTTGGATTATATTCTTCTTCGTCTCCTTGATATTCATATTTGATAGTTATAAAATTAGATAAAACACGATATAGTCGTTCGCCATCAATTACGAACTCATATTCACTTTTTGGCCTGAAACCAACTAAATCTCCTTCTTTAATAGTACCATCTGAATATTTAACAATACCAATTAAAGGTCTTTCTATATTTACATTAAGTGGATCATCTGTTTCTTTTAAAGGTTTTACAAAACAAAATCCTTTTGGGGCATTCCACTTATTATTTCTTTTATATAAAAATATTTGATCTTGGGTTATTAGATAAGTAGATTCGTTAAAATAACTTCTACTATTCTTTTCGACACCGTATTGGTTATGCCATCTACGAAATACGTTATGGTGTATTATAATATCATCTCCAGGTTTAATATTTGTATCACCAATGATTGGAGTAGATATAACTTTTGCAATTCTATTTATAAATTGATGATTATAAATCTCAGTGTTTAATATAAGATCTCCACCTTCAACTTTTTTAGTATTATTATATCTTTCTCCAATTGGTGTTACAACAAAGTTGTAAACGCTTTTCATTAGTACTCTAGATTATACTCAACGGATACCGCCATGTTTTTATTAAAATCTTTCCATGGTAAGACATCTTTATCTTTTCTAATATAAACAGAAAACTTATCATCTTCTTCTATTATATCACAGATTTTATGACCACCATACACTTCCTGACCAACAGCATAATGCATGGCATCGTTTTTATAATCTTTACCTACACTAATCTTCCTTATCAGTTTCGCCATTGTCTGGATAATTAATAGTGCCGTCTTGGATATTTATATCAACAGTACCATATTCTTTTTCAAATTCAGTTTGTAATATAGTAAGTTGATCTCTTGATCCAGCAATACTATGTAGTAATTCGTGTTTTCTAGTTTCTATTTGACCAATCTCCATTTGAGCCCTGTTAATTACATTTACTACGTTTTGAATTTTCTTTAATTGCTCATCGGTAATTTTACCGGGTCTAAGGTCTTTCACCTTAGGTGTTTTTCTTTTTGCCATTTTATTTAATTTAAGTTAATTGTTTGTTTTTATTGTTCGAATGATAATACTAATGTTATTGGACTAGCATTGTATAACTTTTTACTATCGACTCCCGCGTTAGAAAGATTGTCTTCAAACGTTAGAGATGTTGCTGAGTTAACTGATTTAATAGTACCCATTAATCTATCATCTTCATCATATACAACATCTCCAGGTGCAAATACTAAATTTGCATTAATAGTTTTTACTGTCATATCAGCTTGAGTTGCAAGTGGTGTTCCGTCAACAGCTATAGTAGATTCCCAGTTATGAGTAGCTTTTGCTACTAAAATACAGTACAATTTATCATACCCTACATTAGTTCCACTATTAGGCTCCCCTTGTAATACCATATTTCCTGGATAAGAATGTACCGCTTTATTATCTGTTATAGTTACCTCTCCCTCTGGTACACTTAAGATATTTAGATATGTTAAGTCTCCATCATTTGTCATTATAGAGGCATCTATATATGTTTTGCCTTGTATAAGGTTAAACCAAGGTGGTGATCCTATTGCTGGTGCGGAAATGGCACCTCCAGTGTCGCCTATTGTTGTTGGGGCAGAACCATCAGGATCTCCTTTAGCCCAAATAATTTCAAAATCAGTTGGAGTAACATCTGCACCATCTTTTCCTCTGTACAAAACTGTTATTCCTATTAGTCTAGCCGCACCTTTTGGTATTTCAAATCCTGTCCAATCGGCTAGTAATTGTGTATCTGTTATGTTACCATCATGTTGTTCGCTTGGTAAGATATAAGGTTTTGCTGTTACGTTAAAAAATCCCATAATTTTTATTTTTTTACTTTTTCTAGTGAGCGTCCGCCGAAATAGGCACCGATCACGGTTATTAATACTAATTGTAATAGATCCGTCCATTTGTCCTGTACCTTAAAAGAAATAGCTCCAGCATCGATAAATATCAACAATACTGTAGATACAACTAAAAATACTAATACTAGTGGACGTATATTTTTACTAAGCCATGAATCGGATTGCATATCCATTTTCCATCTCTCAGTAATATTCTTTTCCATCTCTATTTCATAACTAGAGACGAGTTCTTTAACTTTTTGTTCTGCTTCAAGTTTTTCTTCTTTCGATGTATGTAAATTATCTATTACTCCACCTACTCCTTTTATGAGCTCTGTAGCTCCACTTGAAAATATTTTACTTAATACGTTCATAACTTATTTACTTATATTATACTGGCCATGACCATCCTCCTCCCCAAAAGCATCCTCCAAGAATACAAATTCCAACTCCATATGGTCCTCCTCCACACCCCGAGCAATCTAACCATTCTGGAGGTTCAGGTCCCTTTTTCTTTTTCTTAAATTTCCACCACGCTTCTTTATCAGCTATTGGATCAGGTTCTAGTTCTATTTTATCATGATAATCAGTTAACCCTACTAAAGCGTTTTTCAGTTGTGCTACTATATCTGAAGAAGAGATATCTGTACTTATTAAATTTTTTGCTTTAGCTTCTGCCACAGCACTACTAAAATTATTATTAATAATTCTTATAGTTGCCCCTTGTCCTGAGTGCATTCTTGCTTGAGCTGCTGCTGTAACTGGCACACATTTACAGAAAGTAGGACTCCACGCGTATCCAGAAGCGCACGAACTAGTTGGAAGACAAGGTTGAGATGATAAAAGAGAACCAGTGGCTTGGTAACTACAACCATATTGTGAAGATTGTATAGGACTAAACATAGTCAGATTTTGATCACATTCTCCACCACACACGTAGTTAGTACAAGGTGCGCGTAAACCACTATAGTAAGATGGAAGCGTTGGGTTAAAATTCCCAGCTGGAGCGGTAGCTGAAGTAGCTTGTGTCGATGAAATTTTACAACCACCTATAGCTCCAGTATGTGGTGTAACAGAATATGGACCCGATATACCACCATTTACCTGTATCAACGCTCCCGGATTTACCTTAGTAATTCTAAACTGTTTATTTTGAATACCAAAACACTGACCTACCATGGGGACTTTGTGCATAGATGCTGGATGCCACTGAACGCAGTTCATATGCGGAGAGATTGTAGGATGCCATCCTGCACTGTTTGAAGCTATATAACCTAATGCAAATCCAGGCGCTTGTCCTAATGTAGTGCTTCCTGGGGTAATTTCAAACGCTTCAATATTTCTTGCGTCTGGCCAAAGAGTTCCACTCATACTACGGCAAGGGAACATCATTTGTGAAGTTCCAGGAGGAAGTATTGTTGGTTCAGGAATTGTGTTTATTGTATCAAAATCTTCTACTGCCATATTAATGATTTATTTATTATTATTTGCTTCTACTTCCCACGGAAAACCCCCATGCCCTGCTTCTTTCCATTTACCATCAACTCTAATCATATCTTTACCATTTATAGTTTGTCTTTCAAATGTCTCACCATTCCATTTAACATGGTCATCGGCATATTCTAACTTACCAATCTTTATGTCCGTAGCATGTCGCATTTCGTGTGATATGGTTTGTCTTTCTTGGTAACTATCTGGCTCTATCATTTCACTAATATATATACTTCCATCCATATTAGCTTCCCCTAAAACTCCTTCTTCTAAATCCATTCTAATAACAGGCGTTCCAGGTACAGATGCATCTCCACCAGATTCTTGATGAAATCGCATTTTATTCCTAATTTCACCACCAGTAACTTCTAGACCTCTTTCTGTTCCTAGTTTAAATCCCATTATTCAGCAAGTTTACGTAAAGTTTCTAATTTATTCTTAGTTTCGTAAATTTCAGAATATTTTGTATTACCAGTGCGAATTTCATTCATAATAGGTGGTGGTATTATGCCTTCACCTGAAGTTTTACTCCAAGCTTGTGCTTCAGGTGGCTTTCCTTTACTCATCTTATCCCAAAGTTTTTTGTCTAGATTAATTTTCATAATCCTTCTAGCATCATTTTTACTTAATAATTTATTAGGATCACCGTATTTTTTAGTTTTATTAACATAATACATTAAATCTTCTTTATTTTTTGTAGCCCAATTACCAGTTATATAATCAGAAGACCTTTTTGTACTTTTAGTTTTAGCATCTTCTAATCTCCAAGCTATAACATCATCTTTGGATTGCTTTCTTAACGTAAATTTTCCTCCTTTTTCAGTAAGAGTTTTCGCGCTTCCTCTAGTAAGTTTACTTAGTATCTTCTTAACACCAGGTATTTTACCGACAAGACCAATACCTAAAAGAGCTTCTGGAATACTTTTAGGAGTTATATCACTAACAAATCCCCTTGGGTCTTGGAAATACCTATTAATTTTTTCTGCTCTAGTAGGAGTTTCATCAAATTTTAAATCTTGTTGATCTTTTGAAGGAAGTTTAGGCATACCTACAACGGAAGAAAAACTATATGTAGGAGTATTTACTTTTTCTCCTTCAATCTGTTTAATAGGTGAACTTCCCATTTGTTTAAAGGGTGTATTATTTCCTGATCTTAACTTAAACGGTCCACTCATCTATCTTTATCTTTTATCATATCATCTATAGCTTTATTATAAACTTTATCTGTATATGATTTATTATTATAAAATATACTTCTATCTGATATAGGCATATCTTCTTCTCCTAGAAGTATTCTGTATATTCTACTTATCATCTGAGAGCACTTAAATGAGGTCTTGAATACTGAATACATAATAGTAGTTCTATTCCTATGTCTCCAGGTTTCTATCCAACCACCTCTTCGTAATCTCTCCCATCTTGCTTTATCCCACGAATATGTATAAACTCCGTTGATAAAATCGTTTCGTGTAAATCTTCCTTTACAATCTAAATAAATTAATAATTCTAAATCTGCATCTTTTAACCCGTAAGTTTTACAGACCCACTTTCTAGTGAGCCTGTAATACTTAAGGATATTCATTTCACGCAGATCCTGCGCGGTTAATCTCAACTATTAAGCTGTTGTTCTCCAGCAACCAACAATTCCTAAGTCGTTTGCACCACTTAGAGAAGGTCCACCAGCAAAAGTTTCAAGTCCATTGATATCTAAATCATAGAATGTTACTGCTCTGTTGTAAATACCACAGTTAGCTATTGCTTCCATAGTTTTAACTAAATCAGGATATTTATTAGCTGTATGTATAATTCTAATTATATCATCAGTAGCAGTACCATCAGTAGATTCAAAATATAAATCAGTTTGATCTAAAACTGTACCATCGTAATGTGTTTTCGCATAAGCAACTGGATTAGCTCCTCTGAACGCGGTCATTGGATATGCATAACAACTAGATAATTCTCCAGCAGAAGCTCCGTTACCAGGAGCGTCATTTCTTTTGAATTGTTCAACTACAACAGTGTCATTAGTAGTCATTAATATACCAGTTGCTGTAGTTCCAGCAGTACCAGATGAAACGTTATCACCAACAGTTATAACTCCATTGGCAGATCCAGATAGGTAAGCAGATACTCCAGTTAAATTTGTAACTTGACCAACTTGCTTATCGTCAGCATTTTTATTTGCGCCCCAGCCAGCTGCTGTTCCTCCAGCAAAAAGTTTTCCATTTACAAAATCAGTTGTGTAATCAGTTCCTCTAGTGTCATCTACCGCATCTCCAGCATAATGTAGGACTCTATATCCTAAAGTAGTTGGATCAGTTGAATTGTTTTTTGTTGCTGTTAGCAAACCGGCAGTTGCTATTGAAAATGTTGCTAATGCAGCAACGTTAGACGTAGGTGTTACTCCCGGTGTATTCCAGTAACCCTTTGTCCCAAAATATATATAAGGTGTCTTCATAATTTTTATTTATTTAAAAGGTTAATCTTCGGTATACGTGCTACCTGCAAGAGTTTGGTTAGGTAATTTAATGTTGTTTAGCAAGTCAAATAAGACCGTGAAACCAAGTCTACTATCACTATTAATTGCCGATACAGCATCATCTATTAAGTTTCTTTCAACTTTGTGTGTTGCTGCTGCAGATTTATCTGCATGCACTAACACTATCGTATCTTCGTCATCCACATCATTTGTTCCTTGTACTAAAAGATTAGTAGTTGTATCATTAATACTTTCAATACCAAGAACTCTATTTTGTGGAAACATAAATGTTTGATCAACAGCACCCATACTTGTAAGGGTTGCTTGATCGTTTACTATTAAGTATTTCATATTTTTATATTTTTAAAGTTATTATTTATTAAGCGTCAACTGTTGTTATTGTTACAGCGCTTACAGCAACCGCGGTGCCCGTCGATGCAATAGGTGCATAATTAATATCAGTCATTGCTGTTCCTAAACTAGATCCATCGCTAGAAAACGCGGTACCTAAATCATCTTGTATTACTACAAAACCACCATGAGGATTCGATATTGCACTAGCAACACCTTTCATTACTTCAATATGAGCATCTGTTGTGTGAGTTAATGTAAACGTGTCATAAACAGGATCTGCTCCAATATTACCCATTATACCTCTGTCTTGAGGGTAAAATCTAAAAATAGTGTTACTGTCATCAACACATGTTGCGCCAACAAAATCACTTGCTTTAAAAATAGCTTGATCGCCTGTATCGTATGTAGCATCTTCTGCAACATACATAAATAGCTCTTTTTCTTGAGCGTTCATTGTTCTAATCATTTTTTAATTTTTTTTGATTATTAATTTGTTTTAGTTGTTGAGTTTAGTGGCTTATGGTATATGGCTTAGGTTTAATCTACTCTACTAAAACAACATCGCCTGATCGGATTACACGGTGTAGTTTTTCTTTGTATGATATATCATGTCCTGCATGTTTATCATAATATACTACATCTCCGTCTTTTAATCCTTCTACGAGATTGCCAG